AGCTCGTCGGGCTCATAACCCGAAGGTCGGCGGTTCAAATCCGTCCTCCGCAACCAAATCCCCATTTTATCGGCATTTGAAGCCACTTTTTAAAACGCTTAATTTATTCTGAAATTGATTTAAGTAAATTTTCGATAGTTTCTTTAGATTTTCTTACGTTTGCCGTAATATATTTTTGAGTTGTGATAATATTTGTATGACCTAGAGTAAAAGATACTTGCTCGATCGGAATTTTAAGATAATTGATAGAATACGTGCCGATTAGATGCCTTATATCGTGTAATCTGATTCTGGGTAGATTGTTACGTTTCAGTAGTGAGTTCCAGCTCCTACGCAAATCTTGATATTTATCGTTTGTCATAGGGTTTACAAATACATAGCCGTTTAGTTTGTTTCGTTTCTTGGCGTCAATGTATCGACGATAAAGACGATCGTATAGATCATCGCTCATTTTATAAACCATATCGCGTTTAGCCTTATTGATTTTAAAAGGGATCGTGTAAGTCCTGGTTTTGAAGTTTATATCGCTAAATTTAAGGCTTAATACCTCATTTTTTCGGCGACCATGAAGCAAGAAAAAGAATATATCCGCGTTAGAATCTTTGTTTTCCGAAATAGCTTTTATAAACTTCTTTTGGATCGCTACGCTGTAATCAAAGTATCTTTTATTGTCAAATTTAGGCAACTCGATAAAGTCGCAAGGGTTTTTATTTATTATCTCTAATTTTAACGCAAGCTTAAAAATAACCTTGAGCTTTGCAAGAATATTTTTAACGGTCTTGATTTTATAATCTCGCTTGATAAGCTCGTTACAAAATCTTTGTATATCAATAAAATTTATCTCATTAACGTTTTTTAAGCCTAAACCGTCTTTAAAATGCTTTTGATACGTAGATATATCGCTTCTAAGCGTAGATGGGCTTAAAATAAGCTCATAATACTCAAGATAGTTTTTAAAAAGCTCGTTAAGCGTCATTAAAATTGATACTCCCTTAGACCGCGTTCGATAAAGTCCTCGAGGTCTGGATTATTTAGATCGTGCTTTGTATTTCTTTTCGTAAATGAATTTAGACCGCGATCAAGCATTATATTTTCAACGTAGGCTAAGTGCTGAATATTGCAGTTAGCTTTATCAAGCTTTGAATAATAATTATATAACTCGTAATTTTTCATCCATAGAGGCGGTTTTTTGAATTCTTTTCGGTTTTTCATAGCTTCGCGTTTGATTTTTTCTCCCTCGCGTACGTACCAGGCATCAACCCAAGCATCAAGATCGGATTTTATGCTTTGGGAAGTTGATTTTTGAGGAGGTTTTTGAGCATGATAAGTATTTATAACCTTGCCGCAAATTTTATGCGTTAAAACGCCTTTTTCTAGTGTTACTTCCTCGTCTCGTCGAGGAATAAAGATATTTATGTATTTTTCGTGTAAATCCCACTCTATAACGTTTTCATCATCGTTTTTAATATCGCACAGGTGATAAAAATCCCTCATTGAGCTGATAAAATTTATACGACGATACACCCAAAGCGGGACCTGAGTACGTGAAGTAATAAAGCGTCTAACTTTGTGCTTTACATACCACGCCGCAAGCGCGTCTAATTCGTCGGTTTCGCTTAAATTCATAAATGTTTTTTGAATATATTTCATTACGTAGCCAGTAGGATTATCGATTGTCCATTGAAAACCATTTATTTCGCCGTTTCGCGCCTGGTGCGGGGTTATAGCATCGGTTTTTAGGTTTTGCGGGGCGTTAAATAGGTCTTTATAACACTCAAAAAGATAGGGAATAGTGTGCGCAGGAACATAAAAAAGCGCATGAATATGCGGCACGCCGTCCTTTTTATGCGGCTCAAAGCAGCGAACATAAGAGCGATCAACGCCTTTATATTTCTTATGATAGCGTTTGATTAAAAGCAGCCATTGATAATTTAAAATCTGGACTAAATCCCTAATTTCAAGCTTTTCGCCGTTTTTCATTCTAGATTTTATATCGCTAGGGATATATTTCCAATCAAGCGGCTTAAATTTGCCGTATTCGCCCTTTAAAGCACCGCGAAAGCAGCCGTTTAACGTGATCGTCAAAAATACGCCCTTTTGTTGATACATGATACTAAAAGAGTTTAAGGTGTTGATCCGATTTGAGACTTCAGCGTAGTAACGCTTGCTCAAATTTGCGGACATTGATATATCAAGGAGGCTTTTAACCTCGCCGAGATTATTTACAAATGAGAAATTTTGCATATAGTCCCTTTGAGACTTGATTTTATCATTGGCGATGGTAATATCTAACTTAGAAATCCCAAACACTTTAAACCTTAAACTTAAAAGTGAATTATTTTTATTAATTTGACAAGGCGGCGCGTTACTTCGCGCGCGCTACGCGCCGCGCTCAGTTTCCGCTCCGCTTTGTAACTTCACAAATTTAAATTACCTGTATCGTTAAAGTTACGACTGAGTCTATTTCTTGATCTTGCTCGACCGAAAAAAGGTATTTAAGTAAAAAGATGTCTTTAAGTATGGGGATGCCGTTACGTTGTTTTTGATTAGTGCTTTTGTTTATGCCGGATAAAACTAAAATATCGCCGCGTTTGAGAGAATACGAGCTTTTAAGCTCCTTTTTTGATGTGGTAGGGGTTAGGGTATTGCTTGATGATAAAAGATCCTCGAGGATAAGGTGTAAATCAAAATCTATATGATCACGTAAAATAATAGGTTTTAGGGTTACTTTAAGACCAACGTCTTTATATTCGTATGAATTTTGCGTAGTAGTTTGAGTTGCAGAAGTTTGACTATTTTGCACCAGATAAGGGATATTTTGAACGGTTGAGAAATAAACTTCTGTATGATTACGAGCGGTTAAAAAAGGGCTGGATATGATTTTAGTTAAGCCGTTGGTATCAAGGAAATTTAAGACGCCAAAAAAGCCCTCATTGTCATTTCTAATTACATTTGAATTCGTAGTGTAAGGCGAGGTTATAAGATTAATATAATAGGCTAAATCGCCATGATTTAGCGGCTTAAGCAAGCTTTGAAGCTTTGTACCGCGGTCTTTGATGTCTTTTAGATTAGTTTCGGTTATTGTAAGTTTAAACTGCACCTGCTCGAGCTGCTTATCTATACTCTTTACCGCGTCTTTAATTTGATCGTAGATGTGCTCGTCGGCACGGAAAAAAACGGAATTGGACGATTTAGAATAGGTAGCATTGATTTCAAAGTTTGAGATAATACGCTGTACGTCGTCTAAGACATAATTGCTTAGATCAATACGTCGCAAATCAAGGCTAGGCAGCTTTTTATCGGTTACGTAATAGAAATTGCTTTGTTTATAAAGGTAAAGACCTTTTGACTCGAGCATTTTTTGAAACATAGCAAGGGTTAAATTTGTCTCTTGCTGATATATGAAGTAATAATAAGTGCCGTCGATACTATCGTCGGTTACTATAGTTATATTATTAGATCTGCTTGCAAGCTGAGCAAAATTTACAAGGTCAGTGTAAATTGTTTCGGCTTTAATAAAGCTACTTAAAAGAATTAACGTTAAGACTAGATGTCTGAGAGTTTTCATAGGATACGCCTTTATTTGGATTTTGATATAGGAAAGAAGTATTTTTTAGCTCATCGAGTACGGGTACATCGAAAACTAAAAAATACTCCGTAAGATGTTTGCCTTTGGTAGTAGAGTAAAAATATAGGGGTTTATGCGATGAAACAGTAAAAGAGATATAGCCGTAAGGGAAAGGATATTTTTCATTTTTAAAAGTGCAGACGTCGTCGATACATGAAAGGTTATAAATATAAGTTTGAGGGGTTTGGATTTTATCTTGAGTTTGCGAAGTAGGTTTGGTTTGGTGAGCAGGGCGAGGTTGAGTCGCTTGGATAGGTTGAGAAATTTGGGTTTGATCGTCTCGAGGTTGTTCGTCGGAAACATCAGAAGTTAAAGATTTGATAAAAAAGTAAAAGTAAATAGATAATGCGATAAATACGAATAGGGCTATATAAAAGAATTTACGTACGAATGATTTTTGAGATGATGATTGTCCAGAATGATAAAGATTAAATACTTCTTGCAAATATGGGATATGAAATTTTTGCATTACGTCTTTTTGATACATCTTATAAGAGCCGTAAAGAATATATCTAAATTTGTTTTTAAATAGGCGTTTTGCGCTATCTACGGCTTTTAAAAAATGCTCGGCAATGCGTTTATATTCGTTACTTATAAGGCTCAGATCTTGGGTAATAAGATAAATATCCTGGTATAAATGGCGATGATAGGTAAGCCACCAAACGAGAACGGGATCTTCTTTGGCTTTTAAAAAGTTGTGAGCTTCGTCAAGGACTATAAATACGCCGCTTAAATTTAGCTCTTTAGCACGCTCGTTTAATTCAGCGTCGGTAACTTTGGAAATATAAAGGGCGTGGAGTATAGACATATCGGCATAAAATTTATCAAAATCAAACTTTATAAATTTGTCGCAAAGGTCAAATTTAAACTCATTAATATTTGTATAACAATATGTATATTCTTTTTGCTTCTCGGGTTTAATAAATTTACTTAAAAAACCGCTAGAAGGTTTAAATAAAAAAAGTTGATAAATTTTAAAAACGGCGTAATAGGTTTTACCGCTTCCAGGATTGCCGACTAGGTAGGTTATCATTTTAAAGCCCTACACATAAGTTTTAATAAGTCCTGAAATACTATATCTTATTTTTTCAAGTAACTTAATGCCGATCCTTGCGCCAATCATAAGAAACAAAGAAATAAAAATAGGCGCATAAAGGTTAAAAACGTCCCAAAAAGCTTTAAATACACCAAGCGCAGATAAAACAGCCAAACCAGTAGATGTTATCTCATTGCTAGAACCTGATGAATCGGTTAAACCCTTTAAAAAGCCAAAAATATCAAATAATTGACCAAAAAGAAAATTAACAATAGCAATTAAAGCACCGAAATAAATAATCATAAGAGCAAACATAGCAAGTTCAATTAAAACAACTTTAGAAAAAGCTATTTTCTTGATAACAAAGCCAGCAAGCTCACCGAGCTTTAAACGTCCGAATATCCAAGAAAGTGCAGACAGTATAGCAGGCAAAATTTATCCTTTAAAACGAGAATATAAGAAGTTTAAGAAACAATAAAAAGCCGCCGACGGCAAAGCCAACATAAAACGCATAATAAGAAATTTCAGAAGCAGGCGAAACATATTCGCAAAGATCGACCGTTATATCTTTAGAGCCGCCATTAGGTAGCGGTATCTCTTTTTTCATAGGGCATTTTGATTTAATGCTAGTTTTTACGGTTTCGAAGCCTTTACCCTGCACATTTTTGATAAATTGATCGACTCCATCACGAATACCGTCAAATTTTGAAAAATTATCATTGATATGCTTTGCAATACCGTTATAAAGTCCGCTACGCTCTTTATTGAGATCGCCATCATCGAAATCACCTTTATTAAATTTAGCTTCGCCATCTTTATTATTGCCATTTCCACCGCCGCCATTATTATTTATAATAGTTGTATTACCTTCGCCTTTATTACCTTTTTTACATTTGGGGTCTTTAGGGTGTTCATTGCAAAATTTTTCCTGAGATTCACCGCCTCCAGAATTTGGATTTGGATTATCTTGCGAGCCACCATTATTGCCGCCGCCTCCGCCGCCATTGCCGCCGCCAGATCCTCCGCCAGGGTTAGGATTAGGCTTTGGATCATCGGGTTTTGTTTTATTTTCGTCAGGTTTTGGATCGGGTTTAGGTTTCTCATTACACTTTGGATTTGAAAAAGAAATTTGAGAGCCGTCCAAGCAAGTACCTTGAAGATCGCAATCATCAGGAGAACCGCCATTTTTACCCCAAAAACTAGTAACACCACCAAAACCAAGATTAGATCCAAGACATAAACAACGAAGGGCGGCAAAAGAATCTTTTTCACCGCTACAATCAATGCAGCCGCCGTTAGGAAGTCCGATTTTATTTATGCCGCCATCTTTTGAACAATCGCGATAACATTGTCTTGAATCGGGGTCAAAAGTTTCATTTGATTTGCAAGAACGGAAAAAGGAAACAAAAGTATAAAGATAATAAGAAAAATTAACGCTTTTAAAGTTTGGATTAACGCCCAGTTGGCTATTGTAATCATTTTTTGAGCAACTAAGATATTCAGAGCCGTCCATTTCACAAATAACAGAGCTTTGCTCAAAGCCGCCGTAATGGAATAATTTTTTTGAAGCCTCTTTAGATTTATTTTCAAGAAAAAAACCGTTGTTTTTTAAAAGCTCAACGTTAAAAATAACGGGAGAAAAA